GTTGTTTACTCGGACGATGTCCCGAGGTTCTTTCATGCTGGCTGTCGGCCGCGTCGTAAGCCCCGCTATGACCTAAAGTCGATCTCGGCGAGGGGGCGATACATGATCTCAGGAAGATCCTGCTCACCAAAGAACAATGCCAAGCAAATCTCTTCAAGATCGCTTGTGAACATACCATACCGATAATGCAGGAACTGGTCGAGTTCCTCAGTACTAATCTCATCCTCATCGTCAACAAGGATGGAACGAAGGGCAGCAGCACGGCCTATCTCACGAACTATTTTGAAGTAGTTGTAAGTTAAAGCCGCTTCCGCTACAGTGACTGCAGTAAGGCCAGTCACATCCTCCAACTGAGATACTCTCGCCAGTAAAAGGTCCCGCACTAAAGGCAGGTATCGGAATTCGAATGCATAAGATAGGTACTTGCCCAGCAAGTACTCATCATTGGACAGGGTTGGGTTCAAATTTGCTCTCACGTTGATCTTCGCAAGAGCTCTACCTAGCTTAGGGAACATTGCGTATCCCTTTGAAGTCGGGCAGAACAACTTCGATAAGAACTCAGCGTCGACCAAGGCTTGATGTACTTTAACCTTGGCCTTCATCCTGGCCAATTTTGTCTGATGAGTATACTCGCGAGCGAGCTTATACCTACCTCTCTGGGTAACAGGAAAGCGTGACTCTTGTATCACGGCAATCATGTCGTCGCCCAGAACAAACACAACATAACGGGTCGCGTTAGCGTTGCCATATGGTGTCTTCGCAATCGCCCACTGGTGGAAAATCGAAAGATTCCAAACACAGTTTCGGAAAGTGGTCGAGGTCGAACCACTAGGCAATTGGTAAGATATAGTCGCACTAAATTGGAAAGTGCGGTTGTATACCTTGTAGACATTGGCCTTCACCATTATGTCAGTCAGCCACTTGGGAGCCCCAAGTCTATGTAGCCACTCGGCTTCCACTAGACATGCCTCTTTTGCCTGAGTCATGTCATTGCTGGAGAAGTCACACTCGACCACGTGAACTTTGCCATCCACCCCAGCGAGGGTGGTGGCAACGCGGTCGGTGACTAAGCCACCGTAGGCCATATAGTACTTGCAAGGGGAATCGTCCTGCGTTCCCAGAAGTAAGGTGTGCAATCTCTTGGTGCACTCCTGAAGGATTGGTCCTGAAATCGCGTTGTGGAGATCAGTAGAATTGTTAACGAGGCGCCCGGCCCATTCTGGGTCGTGCGACTTAAGGAGAACCTCCACTTTCGTGAAGATGTCCTTCAACGCGAACTTCGATTGCTTGAAGTTCGAGAACTCGTCAACGGCTGCCACCATCGCTTTCTGCTTGGATGGGGCATTCTTACTGTTCCACTCTTCGAACAGTTCAGGGGTCCAATCGACCTCTGGGAAGCGCTCAGGAATCTTCTTGTCAAGCAAGTCCATTGAGGCTTCAAAAGTTGCGCTGGCTGATGCGCCGGAATAGTAGTTAACCCGTTTTTCAACGGCAGCGAAGAAATTCTCAGGGGAAGTGTCGGTGATAATGGGGATGTCCTCCTCGAACACTGGCCCGAGCACGTCAGGCATTGCACTAGTGTACAAGCTGTCGTCTCGGACCTGAGTGATATCAGGGAGACCAAACTCCATAGGCACCTGTTGCCTAGAGATTTTCCTCGCGCTACGATTACGACACATTTGTCTGTAAAGCGCGGGAGCCAACC